CTACAGTCGGTTATATTTCACCGATTCGTGGAGCAACGCTTTACCCATAATATAAAGCTGGTCCTGATTTTTTTCGTCGATATACCATTTTTCATAGGCGGGGTTATCCGACAGCACGGCAAGTCGGGTGCCCTGCATCTGCAGACGCTTCACGTGGAAGGTTTTGCCGTACACAAAGGCGTAGACGCCGTCGGTCTGGAAATGGCGAATGGAAATATCGACGAACAGGCGGTCGCCGGAGTTGACGGTGGTGGCCATACTGTCGCCGTTGACCGTCATCACTTTTACATCCTGTGACGGACGGTTGCCAAACAGCGAGACGGCGTGCTCGGTGGTGAACTCGATAGCAAACAGCACTTCGACATAGTCGGAGAGCATATAGGCGCCCGGCCCGGCGCTAATGGTTAAATCAAGAACCTCAACACGATACACATTCTCTCTCACGTCAGTTTGCCCCTCAGGAAATCCGCCGACGATCCGATCGCCAAGCAGCCAGGATGAGGACGTGCCAATTAAGGCCGCCAGTTCCTGCAGCTTGCCACGACGTGGAATCGCCTCCCCGTTGAACCACTTGCTTACCGCTTTCGGCGTGAGCTTCATGCGCTTCGCAATGTCGGCCTGACGGCCATGTACGGGTAACCCCGCGTTGTCACAGGCCAGCGCCAGCCTTTGGGAGAACTCTGTACGCGCTTTCTCTTCTTGTACCATAGGTTCAATTATAACCCCTCTTGCGTGAACTTTCAGTTCCGGTATAATCTGTACTAACGGTTCATTTTACAGGTTGTGGTCATAACGCCGCGCCGACTGACGAAGTGGAGAGAGAGTATGCGTGATATTGCAAAAGTACTGGAGCGTTGGGGCGGCTGGGCGGCAAGTGACGGCAATGGCCTGGGCTATGCACCGATTGCCGCTGGCTTTAAAGGGCTGCTGCCCTGGACCAGCAAATCCCGGCTGTCGTGCAGCGACGATGATGCGCTGGTGATTGAGAGCTGTCTGGCGCGTCTGCGGCAGAAAAAACCCGAGGAGCATGCGCTGCTGGTGGCTTATTATCTGTATCGGGTGTCTAAACGCAGCATGGCGCGGGCGCGTAAAAAGGATGAAAAACTGGTCCGTATTGAAATTCAGATGGCGGAAGGCTTTATTGATGGCTGCCTGGCGATGCTCGATGTACGTCTGGATATGGACCCGGAAGTGGAGTGGGAAATTCCTCAAGAAAAAACAGTAACGCGGTCCGCGAAAAGACCTGTACTCTATACAAAGTGGTGATTTAGCCACTCGACATAAATATCCGGCCCCGCAATTGCGGGGCTTTTTTATGGGCGAAATTAATTTTAAAAAGCATTAACGCGGTCCGCATTAGGTGGGGTAAAGTAACTACACTGGTTATTTAGCATGACGTTAACCGGTGCTCTCCCGAAAGCTTCTTTTTTGTTTGTCTGAAAAAAAATAAAAAAGAGTAACGCGGTCCGCAAAATACGCTGTAAATTATAAAAATGCCGAGTTGGCATGATAACTCAAACACGAAAACGCCTCGCTCTGACGAGGCGTTTTACGTTGTGTTGCTGTGAATCAGAGTCAATGATTAATTCCGGGTTGCCTTGTTAGGTGATTTTTCAGTTTTTATTTTTGATTCTTAATATAAAAGGAAATTGCATCATGAAATACTCTATTACAGATACTTTTTTTAATGAAACCTATGACTGCGACGAGGGTATGTTAATTCTCGACGCTGCCGAAAATCATGGTCTTGACTACCCTTACTCTGGACGCTCTGGAGGTGATTTATCATCTATTGCATTACGTTTGTCAGGGCAGGTCCTTGATGAAAGTGGTTTTTTATCTCCACACGCACAAGCTGCAGGTTTTTTCCTGACGGATTCGTCTTTTCCTTTGACTGATTTGGTTATTGCCTCTCAGGATATTTTTCTTCTGTATGACGAATACACTCTCGATCCGGATAAATGGTTTTTCCCAGCGCAACACGGGAATTAATCAATCTGCATTTTACAGGCCACGCATCGCGTGGCCTTTTTATTTCCCTCTATTAAAGAGGAGTCAACAAATAGCGAGGAGGCTAAATGTCCGATCCTGTTTCCGGCACCACCGTTGCGGCGGCGGGGCTGATGGGGGCCAGTCTATTTGGCCTGGCGACCGGCCTTGACTATGGCGTGGTATTTGGCGCCTTTGCCGGGGCGGTCTTCTACGTGGCCACGGCGGCCAGTATTAGCCGGGTGCGGCTGGCTGGCTACTTCTTTACTTCATTTACCGTCGGCGTGCTGGGGGCCGGGCTGGTTGGCGCCAGGCTTGCCGACTGGACGGGCTATCGCGAACGCCCGCTGGATGCGCTGGGCGCGGTGCTGATCTCCGCGCTGATTATTAAGGTGCTGACATTCTTCAACAGCCAGGATCTCAACGGCCTGTTCTCTCGCTTTAGAGGAGGCGACGGCAATGGGAGTCGATGAATTTTGTGCGCTGCTCAACGCGCTGATCTGCACGCTGGTCGTGCTGACACTGATGTTTTATCAACGGGGAGAGGCACGGCATCGGCCGTCGATCTCCCTGCTGGCGTATCTGCTGGTGCTGATTTGGGCCAGCGCACCCTTCGGTTTTCTTTTTGGCCTGTCCACCTCGCCGCACTGGCTGCTGGTAGCGGGCAACCTGATCTTCTGCGCACTGTTGCTGCGCCATAAAGGCAACGTGGCGCGGCTGGTCGATATGCTGAGGCGAAGATGAATCAAACACAATTTCAACGGGCGGCCGCTGTCGGTGATGAGTCCGCTGCACGCTGGTTTATGCCCGTCACGGCCGCCATGCAGGTCTGGGGCATTACCGACGCGGAGGATTGGGCCATGTTTATCGCCCAGGTCGGCCATGAGTCCGCCGGGTTTAGCGCGCTGGTCGAGAGTTTTAACTATACGCCGGAGGCGCTGCTGGCCACCTTCGGGCGGCGGATCACGCCTTATCAGGCAAATATGCTCGGTCGCGTCAGTGGCCGTCCGGCACGACAAGAGGCCATTGCCCGGCTTGTCTACGCCGGGCGGCTGGGGAATAAGGCGCCCGATGACGGCTGGAAATTTCGCGGCAGGGGGCTTATCCAGATAACCGGTCTGGATAACTATCGCCGCTGCGGAGCCGCGCTAAAGCAGGATCTGATTGTCAGCCCGCAGCTGCTCGAGCAGGAGAGCGTTGCTGCCTGCTCCGCCGCCTGGTTTTACGTCGCCCACGGCTGCCTGCAGCATCGCGGCGATGTGGCGCAGGTTACCCGCATTATTAACGGCGGCCGCAATGGTCTGGAAGACCGACAGCGGCGCTACGCGATCGCCCTGGAGGCGCTGGTATGAGCACCCTCAAAATGATTTTTGGAGGCTTTATTGCGGCGTTAGTGGCCGTTATCGGTGCCTTTAGTCTGGGGCAGTTTCGGGGCTCTCGCCGGGCGCAAGCGGATGCAGAGCGGCAGCGCAGCGAAGAGCAAACGGCTGCCGCAATCGCGTTAGCGCAGCGGCGGGTTGAGGTGACAAAAGGAGCCAGCGATGTTCAGCAAAGTCTTGGTCGTTTGTCTGATAACGATATCGACAGCGAGCTGCGTGAAAAATGGCAGCGTCCCGGCGGTGGTTGATACCGCCTGCGACTGGGTCAGGCCAATTTATCTGACGGCAGGTGATATCCAGGCCCTGGATCGGCAAACGAAGCGGGATATTGCCGCCCATAACCGGGTGTGGGAACGCAACTGCGCGCCTTCCACTCACTGAAGCAGGAACCGACATGAAACTCTCCCTGATTATTGGGGCGCTGCGCGAGCGGTGCCCTTTTTTTTCGGGCCGCGTAAGCGGTCTTGCAGCATGGAAATATCCGCCTTCGGCGTTTCCGACGCTGCCCGCCGCCTTTGTGGTGCCGGGTGAAGAGGTCGCGGCCGCACAGCAATCCATCACCGACTACCGGCAGACGCTAACCGACGCGTTTGCCGTAGTGGTGCTGCTGGATGCCGCACCCGCGTTAAACGGCGATGACGGCGTATTCGATACCCTGGAGGAGGTAAAAACGCAGCTCTGGAAAGCCTTGCTGGGGATGCGCCTGGAGAAGGACGGCCACATTATTGTTTATGCAGGCTGTCGGCTACTGGAGGTCACAGACGGGCGACTCTGTTACCAGGTCGACTTTACCTGCGACAGAGAAATTGATGAAGAGATGACCCGCCAGCATGAGGAACTGGCGGCCCTGGAGACATTTCACCAGCTGGAGATTGACCTTGACCCGATAGCGGCAGATGGCCGACCGGACGGCAATGTTGATTATCGCGGTGTTATCACCTTTCCCACCTGAGAAAACCTATGTACGTCAAACCTGTAGCAGGGCGGTCGGTTCCCGACCCCGCCCACGGCGACCTTTTGCCCGCCAGCGGGCGAAATGTTGAAGAGAACAATTACTGGCTGCGTCGCCTGATGGCGGGCGATGTGGAATCTGTTAGCAAGCAAAAAGAAGGTAACGACGAATGAGCGTAAGTTTTAATTCTGTGCCCGGCAACACGCTGGTGCCGCTGTTTTATGCGGAAATGAACAATGAGGCGGCCAGCACGGCCCAGGAGAGCGCACCGTCGCTGCTTCTGGGGCATGTGGCCAGCGGGGCATCTATCCCGATGAATAGCCTGGAGCTGATGCCCTCTGCGGATTATGCCCGGCAGGTCTGCGGCGCGGGCAGTCAGCTGGCTCGCATGGTCGATGCATACCGTGCCACCGATCCCTTCGGTGAAGTGTGGGTGATTGCCGTACCGGAACCGGCCGGTGCGGCGGCGGTAGTCTCCCTGACCGTCACCGGCGAAGCGAGTGAGAGTGGCACGGTTAGCCTCTACGTTGGCCGTAGCCGCGTGCAGGCCGCCGTGGTCACCGGGGATAATGCTGAGGCGGTGGCGGCAAGCCTGACTATCGCCATTAATGCGGATGTGACCCTGCCGTTCAGCGCCGAAGCGCAGGACGGCGTGGTTACCCTGACCGCTCGCCATAAAGGGCTGTCCGGTAATGCGCTTCCGGTCACGCTTAACTTCTATGGCTCCGGCGGCGGTGAAGTCCTGCCGACGGGCGTGCAGATTGCCATTGCGGTGAAAACTGCCGGTACCGGCGCGCCGGATCTGAGCGGTGCGATTGCTGCGATGGGCGATGAACCTTTCGACTATATTGCGCTGCCTTTCAGCGATGCCGCCTCGGTCAACGCCATGGCGACGGAGATGAATGATACCAGCGGTCGCTGGAGCTACGCCCGTCAGCTATACGGCCATCTGTATAGCGCGCAAATCGGCACGCTGTCAGCGCTGGTTGCCGCAGGGGATCTGTTTAACCAGCAGCACATCACTCTTGCAGGCTACGAGCCGGAAACCCAGTCCCCGGCGGATGAACTGGCCGCCAGTCGTACCGCCCGTGCGGCGGTATTCCTGCGCAACGACCCGGCGCGTCCGACGCAAACCGGTGAGCTGGTGGGAATGCTGCCTGCGCCTAAAGGTAAGCGTTTCACCATGACCGAACAGCAGACGCTGCTGACCCACGGCGTGGCAACCGCCTATGTGGAAAGCGGCATTCTGCGTATTCAGCGCGATGTGACCACCTGGAAGAAAAATGCCTGGGGCGTGGCGGACAACAGCTACCGCGATAGCGAAACCCTGCATACCAGCGCCTGGGTGATGCGTAAGCTGCGCGCGACGATCACCAGCAAATATGGCCGCCACAAGCTGGCCAACGACGGTACCCGCTTTGGTCCGGGCCAGGCGATTGTGACGCCTGCGGTGATCAAGGGCGAACTGCTGGCAACCTACCGCCAGATGGAGCGTGCCGGGGTTGTCGAAAACTACGAACTGTTCAAGCAGTACCTGGTCGTGGAGCGCGATGCCAGCGACCCGAATCGCCTGAACGTCCTGTATCCACCTGACTATATTAACCAGCTGCGCGTCTTTGCCGTGGTTAATCAATTCCGCCTTCAGTACTCAGAGGAGATCGCATAATGGCCCGTATCGGTGGCACCTGTTATTTCAAAATTGACGGCCTGCAGCTGTCGCTCACCGGCGACGTTGAAGTGTCCATGAACACCCGCATCAAAGAGTCGGTGATCGACCTTGCCGGAGGCGTGGGCTACAAAGAGAAGCACCGCGCGCCTTATATTAGCGGCACCTTCACCGTACCGAAGGACTTCCCGGTACGCAAAATCACCACCAGCGACCAGATGACTATCACCGCAGAGCTGGCCAACGGCCAGGTCTACGTCCTGTCAAACGCCTGGCTGGAAGGTGAAGCCAACCACAATGCGGTTGAAGGCACCATCAAGCTGAAATTTAGCGGCGAAGAGGGGGATTATCAGTAATGAAAGCCATTCCATTAACCGTTCCGGTGCGCGCGCACGGCGATGATATCGGGGTGCTGGAGCTGCGGGAGCCGACAGGGAAAGACGTTCGCGAACTCGGTTTCCCCTATAACGCCAATGCTGAAGGCGGACTGAAGCTGGATGCGGGCGTTATCGCCAAGTACCTCTCGCGTCTGGGCGGCATTCCGCCCAGCGCCGTGGACGAGATGTCGCCTGTCGATCTCAATACGGTGAGCTGGGTGGTCGCGGGTTTTTTCCTCGGGACCTCGACGCCGTCCGGCTCCTGAACCACTACTTTGACTGCGCCAGATTCTGGCGCATCAATCCCCTTGAACTGCTCGACCAGCCATTCAGCGCGCTTGAACTGCTGGCCGGGCAGGCTAACCGGATCAACAGGGAGTTAGCCTATGGCGACGACTGAACAGATTAAGCTGGTTGCGGATATCAACCAGCTACTGCCAGCGCTCTCGAACACGCTTGAGACGATCCGCAGTATGCAGCTTCCCTCGCCGGACCAGACAATGGGCGAGATGCTACGGGCCATGGATGGCGTTTCCCGTTTCGACACGCTTATTGCCTCATTTAAAGAGGCGAGAGCGAAGGTGCAGGCGGGTCTGGAAAACATCAGTGGGCAGCTCGAATCCACCGGCATGGCCGATTTTGCGCTAAATGGCGTCGATAACGCGTTTATCTCTGCGGCGCGTTCGGCGATGGATTTTGAAGCGCAAATGGTGGGGCTTCGGCGCGCCGTCGCTTTCGACACGCCGCAGCAGTTTGCGCAGATGGGTGAAGATATTCTCAGCCTGTCGGACCGACTGCCGGTTGCGGCGGGCGATATGGCTCGGCTGGTGCAGGCTGCGGGTGAGGCGGGCATCGCTCGGGACGAGCTGGCGGCGTTTACGGAAGATGCCGTCAAGATGGGGACCGCGTTTGATCAGACGGCGGAGCAGTCGGTGGCCATGCTGTCGGACTGGCGCTCGGCCTTTGGTCTGACTCAGGAGCAGGCGGTTTCGCTGGCGGATAAAATCACCGCACTCTCCACAAGCGGGGGCGCTGGCGGACAGCAGGTCGCCGGGATCCTCAGTGTCGTTGGCCCGCTTGCCGGTGGCGCGAGCGAGCAGGTTGCCGCGCTGGGTGCCACGCTTGTCGGCGTGGGTGTGCAGCAGGAGGCGGCAACCGCAGGCATCTCCAGTTTTATGCAGGCGCTAACGGCGGGCGGCGATGCCAGCAAACGGCAGCAGGCGCAGTTTACGGCGCTGGGGCTGTCGGCGAAAACGGTCGCGGCGGGAATGCAGCAGGATGCCGCTGGCACTATCCAGCAGGTGCTGGGCGCACTTTCGGGGCTGGATGCGTCGGGCCGGTCATCGGCGCTGGATTCGCTGTTCGGTCGCGAGTCGGCCGGAGCCATCACGCCGCTGATCGACAACCTTGCGCTGCTGGACAACAACCTGAAGATCGTGAGCGACAGTACCCGCTACAGTGGTGCGATGCAGCAGGTCTGGGAACAGCAAACGGCAACGACGGCCACGCAGCTCCAGCTGCTCAGCAACCAGGCTTCCCATATGGGTATTGCCATCGGTAACGCGCTCCTGCCGCAGATTAACGCCGGAACCCAGGCGCTAATGCCGATGATTGGCGTGGTAACGGAGTTTATCACCGCCCATCCAGGACTGGTGCAGGCGCTGGCGGGGGCCGCGGCAGGCTTCGCCGTTCTCAGAATGGCGACCACGGCGACCAGCGTGGCGATTGGGATCATGTCGAGTATCGCCAGCATGTCGCCTGTTGGGCTGATCGTGCGCGGCATTGCGATGGCGGCGGGCCTGATTGCGGCTAACTGGGAGACGGTCGGTCCCGTCTTTAAAAAAGTCTGGGATTTTATCAGTCCCCTTTTCGAAGCCGGCTGGGAGGTTATGCAGGCCGTCTTTAACTGGTCGCCGCTTGGCCTGATTATTAATAACTGGGGACCCATCGTTGAATGGTTCAAGGGACTGTGGACCACGCTACGCCCCATCTTTGAGTGGTTTACCGGCGAGAAAGCGCAAATGGTTGGCGATCTCAATGCTGAACAATGGGCGCCGGGCGGCACGGGGATTTACGGTACCGGCGTCGCGAATCAGGGTTTTAACCCGTACCAGATACAGCAGACCGCCGGATCCAGTCCGACCGGTAGTCTGACGGTGGACTTCGTGAATGCGCCCCCCGGAATGCGGGTGACCGATACCCGTGCCCAGGGTCTTAACGTCGATCACAATGTCGGCTATACCCTGTACAACCAGTCGGCCCAGGCAGTGGCATTTTAGAGAGCGTTGCTTATCCAACTCACGACCCGCTTCGGCGGGTTTTTTTATATCCGGAGTATTTTATGGTCTGGAAAGAACGATTAGAAACGGCGTCGTTCCGTGGCGTGAGCTTTCATATCGAGAGTGAAAATGCCAGCTTTGGTCGACGCGTACAAACCCACGAATTTCCCAATCGTGACAAGCCTTACAGTGAAGATCTCGGCAGGATTGCGTTGCGGCCCAACATCACGGCTTACGTGATGGGAGATGACTGCCTTGCTCAGCGTGACCGTTTACTCGAAGCGCTGAACAAACCGGGGCCGGGCACCTTAATTCATCCCACGCTTGGGAAAATGATCGTCTGCGTGACGGATCAGATCAAAGTCAGTACCGCCAGCAATGAAGGACGGATGGTGCGCTTTGACCTGCATTTTGTTGAAGCGGGTGAACTGGCTTATCCCCAGGCGGATGCCGCCACGGCCAATATTCTGACCTCTTCCTGTTCGGCGGTTGATGAGGCGGTGAACCAGCTGTTTGCGGGGTTTTCGCTGGCGGGAATGCCGGATTTTCTTCAGGGCCAGGTACTCGATGATGTCGGTCAGATGCTCGACACGATCACCGCTGCGGTGACGCTTGCTGACAGGGCGGCTTTTGATGTCATCCGTTTGCTGAAAGGCGATATCTCCGTTCTGCTGCCGCCGCCCTCATCCGGCACGGGTTTTGTTGAGCGGGTGAAAAAGCTGTGGAACGCCGGTAATCGGCTGGCGGACAACAGCCGCAGACTGCATACCCGGATTAAAAACCTTTCCGGGATCGCGCTGAATAATGGTCTGGCTCCCCGCGGTCTGTGGAAAACCGACAGCGCCACGACCCGCGCCGCCACGCAGCAGCGCAATCTGGTGGCCAGCGTTCTGCGTACCACGGCGCTCAGCGAGGCAGCGCTGGCGGTCACCGCGCTGGCTGCACCGGCGGGCCTGGCGCAGGAATCGACGACACCGACGTCAGGCTGGCCGACACTCTCTCATCCGGCCCTCAACAATGCGGTCGTACCGCAAAATTCGCAGGCTGAACTCCTCACCTGGGATGCGCTGGTGGATCTGCGCGATACGCTGAATGTGGCGCTGGACAGGGAGATCAAGCGTGCCAGCGACGACGGCGTGTTTCTGGCGCTGCGGCGCCTGAAATCCAGCCTGAACATCGATATCAGCGCCCGGCTGGCGCAAACCGAAAAAACGGTTGTTCGTACTCCGGAGGAAGTCACACCTGCCCTGGTACTGGCGGCGGCATGGTATGACGCTGCCGGGCGTGAGACCGACATTATCCAGCGCAACGGCGTAGCCCATCCGGGCTTTGTGCCCGTCAGTGCGCTGAGGGTACCGGTGCGATGAACGATAACGTCACCCTGCGGGTGAATGGCAAAGAGTGGCGGGGATGGACCACGGTGCGTATCGGGGCCGGTATCGAGCGTCTGGCGCGTGACTTTACCGTCGGGATCACCCGCAGCTGGCCGGGGGATGAGGGCAACCGCACTCTTGAGCCGGGCATAAAAAATGGTGCCAGGGTGGAGGTTTTGATCGGCGAGGAACGGGTGCTGACCGGCTGGGTGGAAGCCACGCCGGTCAGCTATGACGCGAAAAGCGTCACCGTTGCCATCAGCGGGCGAAGCCTGACGGCGGATCTGATCGACTGTTCGGCACAGCCTACCCAGTTCAACGGGCGTTCGCTTATCCAGATTGCCGAAGCTCTGGCCGGGCCGTTCAATATTGCGGTGGTGAACGCGGGTGCGCCGGAGAAACCGATTCCGGGCGTGCAGCCGGGCTACGGAGAAACCGTGCTGGCGGTGCTGAATAAAATGCTCGGCCAGCAGCCTGCGCTGATCTATGACAGCCCGCTCGGGGAGATGGTGATTGGCCGCCTGGGCGCGGAGGTGGCAAACACCGCCCTGGTGTTGGGTCACAACATTCTTTCTGCTAAAGCCGAAAAAAGCGTCAGCGGACGTTTTTCCCGCTACCAGGTCGCCGGTCAAAGTGCCGGGAACAACACCAACTTCGCCGCAGCCACCACGTCAGGCGTGCGGGCACAATCCGGGGATCCGCTTATTACACGCTATCGACCGCTGCACCTGCGCCAGACCGGGCAGGCCACCATCGCAAGCTGTATTGAGCGGGCGGAGTTTGAAGCCCGCAAGCGGGCGGCAAAGACCGACTCGGTGACCTACGAGGTGCAGGGCTGGCGGCAGGGCGATGGCACGCTCTGGCAGCCTAATCAGCGCGTTATCGTCAGCGATCCCACCTGCGGCTTCGACAAGCGTGAGTTGCTGATTGCCGAGGCAACGTATATCCAGGACCAGAATGGCACCCGAACCGAGCTGAAGGTAGCGCCGGTCGATGGCTGGTTGCCGACGCCAAAAGAGAAAGGGTAAGGAGGCAGACTAATGGGGCTATTTGATGTGATGCAGCAGCAGATCCTCGGGCTTATCGAGCGGGCCGTGGTGAGCAGCCTGGATGCCTCGGGGAAGTGTCAGAGCGCGGATGTGGCGCTGATCGCCGGTGAGCAGAAGGGCGGCATTGAGCATATTGAGCCTTATGGATTCACCGCCCGGGCGCATGCCGGGGCCGAAGCTATCGTGCTCTTTCCTGACGGCGACCGATCCCACGCGGTGACCCTCGCGGTCTCCGATCGTCGCTATCGGCTTAAAGGGCTGAAAAGTGGCGAAGTGGCGCTGTATGACGATCGAGGACAGTCGGTGACGCTGACACGGGAGGGCATCGTGGTCAACGGTGGTGGTATGCCGTTGATTTTTCGCAATGCACCGAAGGCCCGCTTTGAGATGGATATCGAAGCCACGGGCCAGATTACCGATCGGTGTGATGGCGATGGTCTGAGCATGGCCGCCATGCGCGTTGCCTACAACGGTCACCAGCATCGGGAAAACGGTCAGGGCAGCAATACGGATCAACCCAATCAGAAAATGGAGGGCTAATGGAACTTTGGTTAACGGTCGATGGCCGTCGGACCCGTGCGGACGCGCCTCTGGACAGGCTTACCCGCGCGGTGGTGATTTCGCTCTTCACCTGGCGGCGGGCAGAGCCGGACGACAACGTGGAGATGCCAATGGGCTGGTGGGGCGATAGCTGGCCGATGGTGCAGAACGATCGCTACGGCTCGCGGCTCTGGCAGCTCCAGCGCAGCACGCTGACCAATGCGCTGGTCAATACCGTGCGCGGTTATATCAATGAGGCGCTGCGCTGGCTGATTGACGATGGCGTGGTGTCACGCATCGATCTCGATATCCAGCGTACCGGTATTAATGAACTCGGCAACCGTATCACGCTCTGGCGTCGCGACGGGCCGGTGACGATTTCTTTTGACGACTTATGGAGTGCAATCACCCATGGCGGAGAGTGAATTTCAGCGACCGACGCTGACGGAAAATATCAGCATGCTGCGCACGGACCTGTTCGCCATGCTCGATATCAGCGAGACGCTGCGGCGAATGGACGAAGATGTGCGGGCGAAGGTCTACGCCGCGGCCCTGCATACGCTGTATGGCTATATCGATCATCTGGCTCTCAATATGCTGCCGGACAAATGCAATGAAGAGTGGCTGTCGCGCCATGCGGCAATGAAGCGTTGCCCACGCAAGACGGCCACGGCAGCAACGGGCTATATGCGCTGGGATGGCGTCACCGACGGCATCACCCTCAGAGAAGGCAGCCTGATCCAGCGCGACGATCTGCTTCAGTACCAGGTGACCGCGTCGCCGACCAGCGCCGGGGGGGTACTCCGTGTGCCTGTTACCTGCAGTGCGGCGGGAGAGAGCGGCAATATGGACGACGGCGAATCTCTGTGGCTGGTCACGCCGGTTAGCGGCCTGCCCTCCATCGGCATGGCGGAGTCGCTTAACGGCGGTTTTGATATCGAGCCGCTGGAGACCTGGCGCGGTCGGGTACTGGAGCGTTACTCATGGACACCGCTGGGCGGTGCCGACGGCGACTACGTGATCTGGGCGAAGGAAGTGCCCGGCGTCACGCGGGCCTGGGTTTATCGCCACTGGCTTGGGACCGGGACGGTTGGCGTGATGGTGGCCGGTAGCGACCCGGTAAACCCGGTGCCAGAGGCCGGGGTTGTGGCTGAGGTACAGGCCCATATCGCCCCGCTGGCTCCGGTAGCGGGTTCCAGTCTGTATGTGTTTGCCCCACAGCGCCAGACGGTCGACTTTTCGATTCGGCTGACGCCGGATACGGAAGCGGTCCGCGCTGCGGTGATTGCCGAGCTGCGGGCGTTTCTGCTGCGGGATGGCACGCCCGAGGGCACGCTGGCGCTGTCCCGCATCCACGAGGCGATCTCCATTGCCACCGGCGAGTACAGCCATCAGCTGCTGCTACCGACGGAGAATATCCCCATCGCCCGCAATGCGCTGGCCGTGCTGGGGGATGTGCAATGGAAATAGCCCTGAGCGACTACCGCCATTTGCTGGAGGGGTTGCTGCCGCCGGGGCCCGCCTGGTCGCTTAACGATCCGGCGATTGGCGGACTGGCTCCGTCGCTTATGCGGGTACATCAGCGTCTTGACGATCTGCTCCTGGAACTGGATCCGCGGGCAGCCTCGGAGCTGATTGGGCGCTGGGAACAGATCACGGGCCTGCCGGATGAGTGCATCCCGGCGGGAACCCAGACCCTGCGCCAGCGCCAGCAGCGGCTGGATGCCAAAGTGAACCTGACCGGCAGCATCAGCAAGGATTTCTACCAGGCGCAGCTGGACGCGCTGGGGCGCACCGGAGCGACCATCACCCGCTACGATAAGGGCCCCTTTACCTGTGGCTCCGTCTGTACCGATGCGGTTTACGATGTCGCGTGGCGCTACGTCTGGGCGGTCACTATGCCAACCCGGACCGTGATTACCGCCATGACCTGTACCGGTACCTGCACCTCCCCAGTGAGGATGTGGGGCGATACCGTCGCCGAATGCGTGCTGCAGAAACTTTCCCCCTCCCACACACACGTTCTTTTTTATTATCCGTAACACGGAGAGACTATGGCTCATCGAATTGATACCTCCACCGCGCAGAAAGACAAATTCGGCGTCGGTAAGAATGGTTTTACCCGCGGGAACCCGCAAACCGGCGTACCGGCCACCGAGCTGGACGATGACTACTTTGACATGCTGCAGGAAGAGATTGTCGGCATCGTCGAAGCGGCAGGCGATACGCTGGATAAAACCCAGCGCAACCAGCTCAACGCTGCGCTGAGCAAACTGTTCCAGAATAAAACCGGTGCCACCTCGGCGCTGGGCGCTCTGGTCCCGGCGGCTAACCGACTGCCGTATTTCACTGGTGCCAACGGTGCATCGCTCACGGACCTGACCCCGGTGGGAAGGGATATTCTGGCGGCGACGACGAAGGCGGCGGTTCTTGAATACCTTGGTTTGGGGGGAGGCTCTATATTGCCTGTTGGCGTCCCTGTTCCATGGCCGTCTGCCATGCCACCAGCGGGCTGGCTCAAATGCAACGGCGCGGCGTTTATGGCCGCGCAATATCCTCAACTTGCACTGGCCTATCCCGATCTCATACTACCAGACTTGCGGGGAGAATTTATTCGCGGCTGGGATGATGGGCGCAGAGTTGATCCTGACAGAGGTATTCTAACGCAGCAGAAGGGGAGTCTTGCTATACATGATCCATCATATGACTCGTTTAACCTATGCTCGATGATATCGGCTATAAATCGCCCTGGAACAATAACAGAACAAATAATGTCTATGAACAGAGATGCCGGTTTTGACAGTGTTGACGCAGCAGATTATGGCAATACAAAGTTCGTACCCTTTAATATCAAAGTGCCACCATATGCGCTGGGAGAAAGTGGGTTTGGATATGGTGCTACTCGTCCACGTAACGTTGCGTACAATTATATTGTGAGGGCCGTGTGATGTTGAATGAAAATAATATTGCAACTGAAGCTTTAACCATCACTGTGTATAACTATGATGCCACCACTCGTGAATATACTGGCAGTTCAGTTGAGTTTTTAGCAAAAGGCGTCGGAATCCCTGCGTATTCTACGACTGATAGCCCTCCAACGAAAAAGAAAGGCTGGGCAATTTGTCGGAAATTGGATAAGTCTGGTTGGGAACAGATCGTTGATCATCGTGGGGAGGTGGTTTATTACGTTGAAAATGGCGCTGCTATATCCTTAAGCAAACCTGGTGATTACCCGAAAAATACCACCACACTGTCACCATCCACCCCATACGATATCTGGAGCGGTAGTGCGTGGGCTACCGATACAGAAGCGCAACATGCAGCGGAGGTGGAAACTGCAAAACAGAAAAGAACGGCGTTACTGATCGGTGCACAGGCAACGATAGGTCTATGGCAGACAGAACTACAGTTAGGTATTATCAGCGATAAAGATAAGGCGAGCCTGATTCTATGGCTGGCCTATATAAAAGAAGTTCAGCTTGTTGATCCTGAAATTGCGGCAGATCTTAAATGGCCAACACCTCCAGTTAACCAAAGCAGCTAG